ATTCACGGATACTCTGCTACCCGCGTACCCGTACTCGTCGCTCACGAGCGTGGTCTACACAAACGGTTTGAATGTCACCACCACGATGCCGGCCACCGACTACTGGGTTGACCTCACCGACGGGCCGATGCCAGTGCTGCGCTTCCTTGATTACCCTGGCATCTACGAGGGCACCGCAATCACGGTGACCTACTCGGCTGGCTACTCGAGCGTTCCGAACGAGTTGACGCACGCGATCATCGCGCTCGTCGGCGGCTGGTACAACAATCCCGAGAGCATCCAACCGATTAGCCTGCAGACTGTGCCGCTGTCGGTCGAGTACATCCTCGCCAACATCTCGACGAGGAGTAACCTCCGATGATCAGCGGTGGACGACTCAAGCATGTCGCAACGGTGCAGACCCCGTCAACCACGCTTGACGCGCTCGGTATGCGCGGCACGACCTGGACAACGGGCGCGACCTTCCGCGCCGACATGCGCGAGGACAGCGCGAGCGAGCAGGGCTACGGCGATGGCGTAGCCGTCGTGCGCAGCGTGCAGGTGCGCGCTCGATGGCAAGCAGTGCAGGGAGCGGGGTTGACCGAGGTCGATCGCCTCGTGATCCGCAACCGAACGCTGAAGATCAACTTCATCCAGAACCTCGATGAGGCCGACCGCGTTGCCATCATCCAATGCACTGAGGTGAACTGATGCCAGCACCGATCACCATTCAAGCCTCAGTGCGAACGATGCTCACCGTCATGGTGGCGGTTGCCGACGCAAACATCACTCACGGCTATCGCCTGCAGGACACGATTCTGCCGGCCATCACCTACGAGTGCACGCAAGAGGAAGTTCAATCGATTGGATCTTCGCCGCTGCTGATGGCATCCGTCACGATCCGCATAATTGCAGTGACCACGCAGGGCGCGCTTGATCTGATCCCGTATGTCAAAGCAGTTTGCGTCACAGGTACATTTAGTTCGCTCACCTTTGAGAGCGTGCAATGGAACGGATACACCGTCGAACCCGCTGCGGCCGGCGACGGCGATGAGCAGATGCCTGCCGAAGTCGCGTGCGAGATCGACATCTACTACCACTAGGAACACACCATGGCTATCAGCGGCGCACTTTCATCATTCTCGTTCGGCGGCACTGGAGTCGTGGGTGTCGGTACTGCGTCCCTCCAAATTACGCGACCGACGCAAGGAATCACTGGCATCGGTGACACCATCGACACATACATCGCGGGTGTGCAAACTGGCACTGCTTCGGTCGATCTTTTTTATGACAGCGGCTCAGCGGGTCAATCGGGCATCTTGACTGCCTTAACTGGGGCATCTGCGGCGGGTTCGCTTGTGCTTACGCTTAAATCAGGGCAGACCATCACCACGACTGCCTATTGCACTGGTGCAGACTTCACCACAAGCGCTGGTCAGGTCGTTCGCTGTACCTGTTCGTTTCAAATCAACGGCGCTATCACCATAGTATGAGCAGCATCCGCGACATCCTCACGCTCAAGCATGTGCCATACGCGCTCGGCGGTGTGCCGTGCACGCTGCGCCGACCCAGCGCGCTCGACCTGCTCGAGTTGCTGCAGGTCAGCAAGGATCGACCGCACCACATCTACGCGTTCCTCGCGTTCACGCATCTCTACCAAGACGGTAGTCCCGTGCTTGGCAGCATCGACGACGCGCTTGCCATGGACGCGGCGCTCATCATTGAAATCGGTAAGCGGTGCGAACAACTCTACGAGGAAGGCCGGGACTGAGTGAGGCCCAGCGCACGGTGCTGCGCGAGGCCGTCAAGTATCTGAGCACCGATCTCGACAGCATCTCGATAGCGATCATCAATGCAACGCTCGAAATCCCCAACTGGCGCGGCATACGCGAGCAACTTGACAACCTCGCCGGGAAGGCGAAGCGGTAGCGGCTACATCGTTGCATCGATCGATCCTGCATCGCTCAAGCGCGTCAGCAAAATGCTGCAGTCACTCGAGAAGAAAATCGCCGACCGCATTGCGAAGGATGCTTTGCGCAAGTGGGGTCGCCTCGTTGTGCGCGCCGCAAAGGGATTCACGCATCCTTCGAGCGAGCGCACGCGACGGCAGATGACCTTGAAGGTCAAGAGTTACAAGCGCGCCGTGTGGGCGGGTGTAGGCGTGAAGACCGAGAAGGTCCGCAACGATCCCAAGTCGCGGCTCGGTCGCTACTCTCCTTTCGTCGGATGGAAGTCGCACTTCTTCGAGGTCGGTTGGCGCGCTTGGCCTCGGGGACTCAGCGGCAACTCCGAGCGCGTCAAGGTGATCGTGCGCAACACGCAGGTCGCCGCAGGACAGGGCGCGAAGAAGACCATCCTCGCGACGCGCAATGGCAAGGTGCACAAGCGCACCATCACCGAGCGCGCTGTCACTGTGAGCAAAGGCGGCTCGAGCGGCGGCGGTCGCGGATGGAAGCGCGGATTGCGCGGGCGCGGCGGAACGCTGCAAACTCAGTACGCTCGGCACTACCTGTTTCGCGCCGCTGGAGTCGGTCGCGGACTCGTGCAAACTGTTCTCCTCGACGCAATTGCCAGCGCGATCGACGACGCGCAGAAGAGAGCCGCATGAGCGCGATCCCTAATCTAAAGATCCCGATCACGATCGTCACCAAGGATGTCGGTCCTGCGCTCGCGAAGGTCGAGCGCGATGTCGCGGCAAGCGCTGCGAAGGTCGGCAAAATCAACTCAGGCATGGGCGGCGGCGGCGGCGGCATGGGAGCCGGCGGCAAGTCGTTGATTGCGGGCGGCAACGCGATGCTCGGCGGCGGTCCACTGGGCGCGATGGCGATGGCGCTCGGGCCGTTTGGCATGGCCATCGGCGGCGCAGGCGCGGCGCTGCTTGCGGCGAATTCTGTGATTGACCTGTTTGCCGAGAGCACGAAGGGCGCGGGCGCGGCGCTCGAGGACTTCAAAGGCGGCAAGGGTCAGACGATGGCCACCAACTCCGTGCTGCTCGAGCGGCTCGCACGCATGGAGAAGAGCGCGCAGGACGCGAAGAATCAGAACATGGGACTCGGAAAAGCCTGGGTAGCCGCGAGCGCACCGCAGCCAGGTGAAGACACCTCGATGTCGTTCAGTTCTCAGTTGGCGATGGAAGCGCAGCAGACTTCGGCATGGCTGAGCGCGCTCCTCAACGGCAAGTCTTTTCAGACGGCGTCGCTTGAGGGTGATCTTGCCGGCGCGAGCGAAGCGAACGCGCCTGGCATTCAGCGAGCGATTGATGAACAGTTCATGACTGAGCAGATTGCGAAAGCCGATATGGAAGCGTGGTTCGGCGGCCTAGCGAGCCAACTCGCGCAACTCGTTGGGATGCAAAAATGAGCACAGTCTTCGGCGCGTATCAGCGCGACATTACTTCCAAGACTTCCAACGCTGGCCCGTACGGCAGCGAGAGCACCATCGATGTCGTGTGCACGGTGTACCGCACCGACGGCGCGACGATTGACATCACCTCGGAAGCCGAGCAGATGATCACCGACAAGGTGTTCACCGCACGCGAAGCAAGTTGGGGCACAGTGGCGGGATTTTCGTGGGAGCAGTTCTGCAACTGCCGCAGTTACACGCTCTCGCAAGTGTCGGGCAAGTTGATCAAAGTCTCGATGCACTTCTCGACGCTGTACTTCGTCGATCCGACATCTACGGGCACCATCAAATACCAACTTCCCGCAATGAGCGAGTACACGGCGCGCCAGCGCACGAGCAAGATCTACCGCAACGGTTGGTCGGTGTCGCCGCCTACGGGTGCTGACATTAGCGCCGACATCGGCGGAACCAACATGGTCGGCGGTTCGACGGCAGTTGACACCATGGTGCCGCAGATATCGATTCGCGTGCGCGCTACGCAAGACTCGTCGGTCACATCCATGCTGCAAGCGACCACGCTTGCAAATTACATGGGCAGATTGAACTCGGTCGCATTCATGGGCGCGCCGATCGGCACCGTGCTTTGCGAAGGCGTGAGCGTCAGCAAGACGGGCGCAGGAACCGAGTACTACGAAG